TCTGTTATAACTTTTTGTTCAGGACTATACTCTAGATCCATAAGCTGAGATTCTAGAAATAAGTTGTCTCTGCCAAAAAGATCAATAAGATTATTAGCATGAAGTTTAGCCTGATTCATGTCTTCTTGCAATAAGCAATTATGCATGGTTGACCCCATGTGTCCTGTGATACATATGAGTCCCGAAAGATCCATATCGGAGAGGTTCTGAATTGAGATCCTAGGCTTTCTATAAAAGTAGTCTGGCCTGTTGGTCTCAGAAACTAAACGAACTAAATTTTTCCATCCTGTATGGTTTTTGGCCAATACCAACATATGTTTCAGTTGTTGATTATCTTTGTTTTTTATTTTAGCATCATATTCGGATATATATAGCTCACACCCTAATATTGGTTTAATTTTTTTGGATTTTAGTGCTTGGTAAAAAGATACGCAGCCAGAAATTGTTCCATGGTCTGTTATAGCACAAGACTTTGCTCCTATTGATAAACATCTATTTGCTATTTGTTCTGGCTTTGATAATCCGTCCAATAAAGAATAGTGACTATGAACATGCAAGGGTATATAATTTTTCATTCTATGCTTCCTGGAGCTTTGTACTTTCCTACACTATAACCAGGAATCGTGTATTCGTCAACAACTGCATTCATACCTTTTAGCTCTATGTCGTGTTTAACTTGCTCACACTTTGTCATAAATTGATTTTTTGCAATAAGCTGTCCATCTCTATACTCTATTGTGGGAAGAACGTGAGTGTTATCAAAATTACTTTTTCCAAAGTGACATAACTTACTACACATCCATGTTTTATTTAATCTAGGTTTTTTTGTATTTTTAATAACTTCAAATTTTTCTCTTAGCATACTTTCTGTTTTATAAATATCAGAACTATCAAATGTCATAGAAAAAGGACCGCCATCATTTATAAAAAATATCGTTATAATTATATGTTTAATTTCTGGATATAGTTTTTGTACAGCATAGAAGTATATCATTAATTGAGGATCTGTTTCTAGCTTAGACTGTGTTTTTTCTTCTCCTGTTGCCCAATTAAGTCTTTTTCCTGTTTTCCAGTCTATAATTTCTATGGTATCTTCTCCAACTTTTGTGATCAGGTCTATCGTTCCTTTTATAGCCAAATTTCCTTTTAGTGAATCTCCATTATTTAATTTATATGAATATTCTGCCCACTTTTTATCTATAGATATGTCGAATCTTTGTTCTGGACAAAGTATTTGTCTATTTCTTGGATCAAAAAGACCGGAGCCATAATTTATTGCTTTATATACCCAGTCTCTACAATCAGAAAAATCTTTGTTAGACCATTTGTGATGAGAGAATTGTTCGCTGTAATACTTGTATACAGATTCGATGATCTTGTCTAAATCATAATTATTTGTTAAAATTTCTCCAACTATTTCATCATTGCATGTTTTTTCGTTATTCTGCATCGCCTGTTTAATAACAGCTAAAATTTCTAATACTTTATGTACTATAGTGCCCTTATCTGCTTTTTGATTAGACGGACCTCTCCATCCTAAAACATATTCGAAAAAATATTGTTGCTCACACATACAATGAGTATTATACGACGAGCTGCGAAAATATGTAATTATAATAGTATTATTCCTTTATTTTTGAGAAATTCTATAATTTGATTATTTTGTTCATCTATATTCAGATTCTGATTATCAATAATTAAATCAAAATTATTTTGATCATATTGATCCGGATCTAATGCCATCTCACTAGCATGAAAAGAATTATAAGGATTTCTCGTCAGCTTAATAACAAAACCTCTAGCTTTTTTAACTGTATCAACTTCATTAGGAAATCTACAATCGGCAATTATAGCCATATCTAAATTTTCTTTATTAATACGTCTAACTATAGCGTCAGACCAAACACTTTGTTTCATTCGTCTAAAAATATCTGTGCCAACAATTTGCATAACTTCTCTAGCAGACAATTGGCGATTTTCCCAATAACAATCTACTAACTCATTTTTTTTAATATCCGATCCATAGCATTGTTCATAGGTCAAACCAAGTATATCAATACATATATTTTGTTTCAATGGATCAGCAAAATTATATATAGCAATACTATTTTCAATAGTATGCTTATTGTATACAGATTGAACAAATTCGGAACAAGTAGTTTTACCCGACTGTTTCCTTCCAGCAAATGCTATTATTTTAGTTTTAGTCATCATATATATTAGTTATATTTTTAAGGTTATCTATTATTATAGAACAATCAGTGTCAGCTATGTCTGTTGTTACGAAATTAGGAACATGAATATTATAGGTTTTTTTGCATTTTTCAATTATTTTTTTAGTAGCTTCTATACCAGCGGCATCATTGTCTAATAAGAGTATTAGTTCCATAGCGCCAGAAGTGTCTAAAATCATTTTTTGTCTATCGCTCATAGAGGAGCCAAATATGGCTACGCTATTTCTTATTCCGCATTCTTCAAGCTTCCATACATTTCCAGGACTTTCTACAATGATAGCAACTTTAGTTTCTTTGATATAATGTTTGGCAAACCAGTAATTGTACAGATGGTTCTGTGCCTGAAACCCTGTATTATGTTTCCATTTTGGATATTTCCATCTATCTTCTACTCTAGGACATTGTTCTTCTGATGAATGATAAGAATTACAGCTGTCGCATTTCTCAAAAATACTTCTACCAGAACATCCTGTCATGAATTTATAGTTATCATCATATATTGGTACAACTATTCTATTATACATTTCTTTGTCTGATTTGTTACATAATCCAACATCGTATTTATTCAATACGGTATTGTTAAATCCTCTAGATAAAAAATATTCCGCTGGCATAATTAGACTTTTTCTAATATTATGTCTAGATATTTTTTGATCATAAATATTTTGTACTGGTTTGATCGAATTTACTAATCCGGCAAATATAGCCTTGTCTCTATCTGTTTTAGATATCTTAATAGAATCAAAGTCTTTATCTAAAAATTGCATACCATATTTTAATGCTTCGTCGAAAGAACAAACCTTGTCTCCTTCTTTGATCCAATCAAATTTTTTGTTGGATAAAACTCCGCGAATGAAACCTATGATTGATGATTTAAAATATTTTTCACATCCATGAGTTCTGCATTTCCAGTTTCCTCTGTAAACCTCTCCGTCAGGATACAAATTTAATGCTGACTTATTATCGCCACCATGAATTGGGCAACTCATAGTTATCATCTTACCAGTAGATTTGTATTCTAAATCTAAACTATTCAATAAATCATCTATATTATCACATAAATGATCACAGACTAATTTTAGCTTAGCCTGATCATACGAATTCGATTTGGTCTCTTTCATTTTGGTTAGTGTCTGACTCATCTATTATAAATCCACCAGAGTTATTTTTAGTTCTTGAAGTATTTAATAATTCCAATCTAGTTTTACCTTCTGTAATCTTTGCACACCAGCCTTTCATATAGCAATTAATATAGTCATTATCATCCAATCCCCCTCCATGGCGACACACTAATGGCAATAATTTTCTATTACCACTCTCTGGGCCATCTTCTGCTATTTCCTCATCGCTCTTTCTCTTGAAAATACTGAAATTACTACATAGCCATATAATTCTATCAGAACCGCTAGCAGAATCTGTAGACTCTTTTGTTATACCGTCTCTGTTTAATTGTATAAATGCAACAATTGGCACCTGATACCTAACCGCAAAGTTGTGAAGGCTCGTCATCATAAATCCAAGTACTTGGTACTCTTTTAAGTCTTGGCTTATTCCAACGCTATCCATAAGCTTAAGATAATCATAAAATATTACGCAATCTTTTGCTTTTCCTTCCTCATTTAATCCAACATCTTTAACTAGCCATCTACGCATTAATGCCAATTGATCTTCAAATGGTTTTCCTGCGATACTTTTATGATATAATTTGGTTTCTTTTATCTCATTAACTGCAGAATATATTTTTTGTTTTTTCTCTGGCGATTCTGCAAATTTTCCAGTTTCTATCGAGTTTATTTCTGTTTCTGTAATCATTGCCAGTATTCTATTAACATGGTCTTCTTTATTCATTTCTGTATCCATATTTAATACAGGGATGCCTAATTTTGCGATATTGTAGCCCATATTGTCAGATAACAGTGTTTTACCAGTTTTTGGTCTTGCTCCTATGACATTTATGGTTCCCTTTCTTAGACCTCCTCCTATAGCTTGGTCATAAACAGGAAATCCTGTTGGTATACCTACATGATCAACCTTATTTTCTTCTAAATTTTTTACATATTCTTCTATTGATTGGCCTATCTTTTCTGGGCCACTATCGGTATCATTTAGTAGACTAGTAAAATTAAATATACTATCTTCTGCCAATCCTATTATTGAGGATATGGGCTCACTACCAGTTACATCAAGAAGCTTGTCTTGAGTTAATTCTAATTGTTTTCTTAATAGTCTTGCTATTTCTAGCTTTCTAATTTTAGCAGCCAGTCTGCGAACATTTTCTAGTTCAACAGGAAAGTCTATTATTGCTTTTAAATGCTGTAGTTCTTCTTTCTTATTGAGAATGTGAGACAGTCCCAACTCTTGTGCGGATGAGAAAACAGATGCTATGTCGATTTTAGTAATTCCATTATCACATAAAAATTTTATGCATTTATATATGACTACATTACTATCTATTGTAAATGTTGTTTCTTGAATTATGTCAGCAACGTCCAAATAAGCCTGATCTCCATAGCAACATATTCCTGCCAAAACTGCTCTTTCAGCAGCGGGGTCACAAAGAATCATTTCGTTTCCTTTTCTACATTATCTGAGAGTGTTTCACTTGCTGAAGATTGAAGGTTTCCCTTGAATTTATCAAAAAACTTTTGTATGCATAACTCCGCTTGTTTTCCGTTATTTAGAGGAATATGATAATTTTCTACAACAGCTTGACTTGTTGATATGATTTCTCCTTTTGTGTTCTTATTTAGCACATTACAAGAAACCATAAATACCAATTCTACTGGAGCATCCAGGAATGCTTGGTTATTAAAAATTTCATCATATTGATGACTAGCGAACTCAATAGGATCAAATTTAGGAAAATTTGCATCTGCTTCTTCTTCTCCTATAAGTAGTTTTTCTGTTGCTTTTTTAAGAGCGTCAAGTTCTTCTTTGGTGAATTCTGTTTCTGACATTTTTACCTCCATTATCCGGCTGCTCTAGAGCACTTGTTACATTTATATCTATCGGGTGTATCAAAAAGCAAGTTTGAACTTATTTCTTCAGTTTTTCCACAAACACGACAAGTTGTTTTTACCAAAGAAACTTTTCTATTTCGCTTTGTTGGAGGATATTTAGTAAGTTTTTTATCAATTTCTACGTCTTCTTTATGCATATTTATTTCTGGCATATCTAGAAAAAGATTTTTTGAACTGTCCGATCCAACATTTTTTTGATTAATTTTTTTTCTTTTAGTCTTTATTTTTGAAGGGGCGGGTGGCTCTTCAGGTTCTGTAGGATTATTAGAGTCTAAAAGAGAACTCAACATAGATATAAGAGTTTTAATTTGCTCTGGATTATTTTTTAAATCATTGATGTCCATTTTTCACCTTATTCCTTTGAACAGAAAGCAGAATATCTGATAGATTTTTGAGTGAATTAGCTACGTATGATAATCTATCTGATCTTTGTTTTGCGTATTTCTTTATAGAATTTAATGCCAACGCTTTTTCGTTGTTCTTAATAGCTTGGTATGATTTTTCAACATATCCATATCCTTTATAGTTATTGATCTCATCTGCTATAGTTTCTTTTATAACTTCTTCCGCCCAATTATAACGAGCTATTTCTCTATTTAAATTCCTTTGTACATGAAAAGCAAATTGGCCCAATCTATAAGATATTTGAGCACAGTCTTCTGGACTGAGTTTTTCTATAGCATCTCTATTCATAGACAAATATTGATTTATTTCGTCTGTAGAAAAATTATGATTATCTGAATATTTAGGCAGTCCGATATTCTGCTCATATTCATCTAATATTTTATCCCAATGATCTACTTGTTCTTTAGTGTTCATGTTTTATCCTTTTTGACCATTCGTCATCATTCTCATTAAATGGAAGCTCTACATACGTTATACCATTTATTGAGCACCATTCTATTTTTTCTTTGTCTCTTTTCTTTTGTTTTATAAAGCCAAATTGATTATTGTGATAATGTCCTATGAATTTGTAGTGTTGTTCTCCGTGAGTCTCTATACATGTTTTAGTCAAAGGGAGGTAAAAGTCAAGGTACAGGGTTTCAGATTTTCTTAAAGGAATAGGTACTTCTTCTAAAATTTGTAAAGTAGGAAATAGAGATGTTATTATGCTTCTTGCTCTAAGGTGTAAACT